TTCAATAAAACCTACATACGGACAACAAAAAAGATCCGCACCAAATACCAGAACAATTCGTTTTGCTGATGGGTTTGAACATAGAATATTATTTGGATTGGCAGAACATCAAAATCCAAAAGTTTATAATTTTACTTTTAACGTATCAGAGACAGAAGCAGATACTATAGAAACCTTCTTAGATGCCCGTGCAAATGATAGTGATAGCTTTGATTTTACTGCACCTGGAGAATCTACTGCACAAAAATTTGTTTGCGAAACTTGGAACAAATCAATACCATATAACAATAGAGCTACAATACAGGCAACATTTAGAGAAGTATTTGAACCATGAGTACTGCTCCGATTATTACTGATCTACAAAAGATCAATCCTTCAGCAATAATTGAACTTTTCACCAT